ATGACCGCCGGATCTTCCGTGCGATCACGAAAGCTGCTAGACAGCCTTCGGCTATCACTATGAATGATTTCAAAGAGCCAGGTGGTAGTATTGTTAAGGTTGGTACTGCTGCCAGTACAACTGCAACCGACTGCTATGACCCAACTAAATTAGTAACTGCCTTCTATGAAGCTGCAGCTATACTAGATGAGAAGGGTGTAAGTGGTGAAGGCCGAGTCGCCGTACTAAACCCACGTCAATATTATGAATTGATTAAGGGTGTAGGTGGATCAGGCTCAGGTGCTTACCTAATCAACCGTGATGAACAAGGATCTGCATTGCAGTCTGGTAACGGCATCATGGAAATTGCTGGAATTAGAATATACAAGTCAATGAATATTCCTTTCCTTGGTGATTATGGTGTTAACCTAGTTAACCTTCCCTCTGGTGCTGTATCTAACATTAATGAAGCCGCTTCCAAAGGTAGCTTTATTGGTGAAGATATGGATGATCAGGACGCTTCTACAACTCCTAGTGGACAGAAGACCGTTAACAACTACGGTACTGCTGCTAAGTTTGGTGGATCATGTGGACTTATCTTCCAGAAAGAAGCTGCTGGTGTAGTTGAAGCAATCGGACCTCAAGTACAAGTAACTTCAGGTGACGTCTCCGTGGTTTACCAGGGTGATGTTATACTAGGTCGCTTGGCAATGGGTGCTGACTTCCTAAACCCTGCAGCTGCTGTCGAACTAGTAGCCGGAGTAGATGTCTCCAGTAACTGGAACAACACTGCTGTTTCTAACGCAAGCTTCACATAAGCTTATTATTATTAACCAACATATAGGGGAGTTCTCACGGACTCCCTTTTTTTTATTCACAAAAATTTATACCTATGGCTATTCCAACCACTAACGCTACACAGGAGCTGCCGGCTGTAAACCAAATACTGGCGTCAGTGGGCCAAGCACCTGTAACCACCCTCGATCAAACCAACCCAGACGTTGCGATTGCATACGATACTTTGTTACAGGTGTCTAAAGAGATTCAATCTGAAGGTTGGTCCTTCAATAGAGAAGATCATTATGAATTTACACCTGATTCTAATGATGAAATAGTAATACCGAACAATGTATTACAATTAGATTTAACTGATAATTCATATAGTAAAAATAAAGATGCTATTCGTAGAAGTGGAAAACTATACGATAAGCATAACCACACTTATAAATGGACTGATGGTGCTGTAAGTTGTGATGTTGTTTGGTTATTTGATTGGGTAGATCTTCCAGCTCCTTTTCAGAATTATATTACTACTAGAGCTGCTGTTATAGTTTCTAGTAGAATTGTAGGAGATACTAATCAATATCAAATGTTACAACAAGAAGAAGCATTCTTAAGATCAGTTCTTTTAGAATATGAGTGCAACCAAAGTGATCATACATTCTTTGGTACACCAGAAAACGACCCAAATAACTATTCAAGTTATCAACCGTACTTAGCCCTTAGAAGATAATGCCTGCTGTAACTCAACGAATTGACAATTACCTTGGTGGAGTATCAAGACAATCAGATGATAAAAAACGTCCAGGTCAAGTCCGAGAGTGTCTTAATGCTTATCCAGACCCCACCTTTGGTTTAACTAAAAGACCAGGCTTGAAATGGATCCATACTATGGGAACTGGTACTACATATGATAGTGCAAGATGGTTCTACATACATAGAGATTCTGATGAAAAATATATAGGATGTATAATACCTAGTTCTTTGACTATCACTAATAATGGATCAGGATTAGGATCTGATACAACTTATACAAATGTACCTCTGAAAACTACTTCTGGTGTAGGTACTGGAATGACAGTAGACGTTACTAATGTAGGTGGCGTTGTATCTACTATGGTTCTTAATACACCAGGTAAAGGTTACTTAGACCAAGATACCTTTACTTTAGATAAAGATAAAACAGGTGGCCTTAGCGTAGATCCTGCAGGTAGACTAAACTTAGGTGATATAAAAATATGGAACGCTGCTGATGGTACAGAATGTACTGTCTATTTTGATGCTAAGGATGACGTTGCTTGGCAAGCTAGTACATTATATGAAGTAGGAGATTACGTCACAAATGATAGTGGTAAATTATATAAATGTACAAGAAAAGGTATGTCCAATAGTAGTGGCGGGCCTACAGGTACAAATTCAAATATAGAATATTTAACTTTATGGGCTGTAAATACTAATTATTCAGTTAATGATAAAAGAGTATCTAATGGTAATGTATATAAATGCGACCAAGCTGGTTACTCAGATAGAAGAGGTCAAACTGGTTACCCAGGTATTGTAGGTTCTGGACCGACAGGTACTGAAGCAGATACAATCGATCCGCCTGACCTTGCCGCATGGTCTGCATCATCACCTTATGCAGTAAATGATTACGTTCGTAATGATAATGGTAAGGTTTATTTATGTACAGCTTCATCAGGTAATTCTGCAAGTTCAGGAGGACCTACAGGTACTGGAAGTTCTATATCAGATGGTTCTATTACATGGGACTATAAACATAATTATGCTAGATGGGACTATCAAGACGGCTCGAATGGTGCTGCTAGATGGGATTATGTACCAAGGCCAGCTAGAACCTATTTACAAGGGTTACGAGCTAATCTAAATACCTTAACTGTACAAGATACATCTATTATAACAAATGATTCATGGACTATTGCTACACAAGCTGATCCTACATTTGTAGCTAAATCTCAAGCTACACTAATATTTAATGGAGTTTTAACTAGTTCTGCATTTAATGTACAGATAACAGTTGATGGCTTACCTTATAATATGCTTGAATATACTTCAAGTAGTACAGCTTCTTATACTGATATTATAAATGCTATAGGACATAGGATAGATCGCTTAGGTCATGGTCCTCCACAAACAACAGCTCATACTTCTGCAGCTGAAAGTTTGTTACCTGGATTCTCTGCACGTAAAGAATATCAAACCACTATACAATTAAAGAGTACAAAAAGTTTTGATATAAATGCAAGGGGTGGTTTATCTACTCTTTTACTAACTTCTTTTCAAGATCAAGTAGCTAATGTAAGTCAATTACCAGCTGAATCAGAGCATGATCATGTAGTCAAAATTGTCAATACGGCATCTTCGAATGATTCATACTTTGCTAAATTTGTTGCTGATAATGCAGTTTCTGGTACAGGACATTGGATGGAAACTAGAGATCCTAGTTTATCCGTCGGATTGGATCCAGCTACAATGCCTCATGAATTAGTTAATAGTGAGAAGAACAAGTTTATTTTTAGACCAATTACATGGACAGAACGTTTAGTAGGAGATGATACCACTAATGAACACCCTAGTTTTGTAGGGAAAAAAATTAAACAAGCTTTCTTTCATAAGAATAGATTGGGATTCTTATCAGATGATAATGTCTCCATGAGTCGTTCAGGTGAGTTTTATAACTTCTACCATAAATCAGCACAAACACAAACTGCTGCTGATCCTGTTGATCTAAGTTGTGCAACTGTAAGACCTGCTGTATTGCATGGTGTATTACCTACTCCACAAGGATTAGTACTTTTTAGTAAGAACCAACAATTCTTGATGTCTGCTGCTGAAGGACTTCTAACTCCAACCACTACGACAATCAATGCTATTTCTAACTATGAAATGGCAACAGATATAGCACCCGTTGATATGGGTACTAATGTTAATTTTATAAGTAAAACTCCAAACTACTCAAGAGTGTTTGGTATGAAAACTTATGGTCAAGAAGAGAATCCTATAATACAAGATGTTGGAAGAGTTGTTAATGAATGGATACCTGAGACAATTGATACACTTACTGGTAGCCCTCAGAATCAAGTTATTGCATTATCTAGTCAATCTTCAGACACAGCTTATTTCTACCGTACGTATGCAGATGGTCAGAAACTTCTTGTTCAAGCATGGTTTAGATGGCAACTACCTGGTGATGTGCAATTCATAGTAATGGATTCAGATGAAATGTTTATGGTTACAAAACAATCATCACAAATTACTTTATCTAAAGCTAATCTTAGTCAAAGCCCAGATGATGCCATACTTGTAACTTCTACAGGTGATAAAGTTAATCCTTGTATGGATTTATATGCAAAAGCACTTACTGTAAAATATGATTCTACAAACAAATTCTCTAAGTGCTATGTACCTTGGGATAATGTTTCTACATTAACTCCTGTTATACTTGTCAAAGGTATTACAACTACTGGTCAATACACTGAATCTGGGGTTACATATACACCAAGTGCTGTAGCAACAGAAACTACTGCATGGCAAGGAAGTACAGCTTATGCTGTAGGTGATATAGTCATTAATGGAGGTAAGGTGTATGTATGTGATAATGCCGGTACTTCGCATGCATCAGGTGGACCTACAGAGACTAATACTATTGCAGGTAGTATAACTGATGGTACTGTTAAATGGCATTATACAGTTACTTCTTCAACTCTAACTTATTTTAAAGTTGTTGGTAGAGATTTAACAGATGATAAAGCTAATATTTATGTTGGATGGAAGTATGATTTAGATGTAACATTACCTAAAACATATTTTTATGATAGAAATAAGGATACTGATTATACTGCTCCTGTTACAATAGCAAGAATGAAATTTGCTTTAGGTCTTTCTGGAGTTATGTCCTTTAAACTTAAATCAACTGGAAGATTACCTGCTAGTAAATCATATACAGCAGATGGTACAACAACTGTATTTAAATGGTTTAAAGATGAGATACCTTATGTAGATAAAGATCAAATTAAAGTTAAAATAAATAATGTAGAATCTACTGCTTTCACAGCAGGTGATGATCAGATTACTTTGACTGCTGCTTCAAGTGAATTAAAAACTTTAAGTGGTAATGGAAGTTTAACAACATTTGATTTAACTTATACACCCTT